CCAAAGCCTCTTGTTTTGTAGGACAAGCGTATTTCTTTTTGGCTGTCAGGAGAACAAACCTCTTGCCACATTGGAAATGTGAATCGTCAAAAGTAAACCAAGGATTTAGACTAATCCATGCTCCTTTTTCTGTTCTCTTTATTATCGGGTATTCCCACATTTGTAATTCTAGTCGGTACCCCGGTAATGGATCATCAAATTGATCAAATCCGAGACAGTACAGAACTTCTTTGATTCGGAAAAGAACTTCTTTCTCATTCATTCTATCAATCCCCACTTAACTAGATAGGATAGCATGGTTGAAGTTGACATCACACCATCAAAAGTATCACCGACCTTTTCAAGAAAGTTTCTGTTCCCGATGGCTTCATCAAGAGTTTCACCGATGCCTACTGAAAGAACCCCCCACCTGTAACGAATATAAAGGTACAGGTCATCATCCAACTGCCCCTCCCATTGTGAAGGGCAAGCTTCGCAAGTTTTGATCAATACTTGAAATCTTGCCATAACTCCCTCCTATTCGATATAAGGCAAAACACCCAAAATAAAATCGTCGATCATACCTGTTTCCCAATCCCTATGTTCTTCTGCAATATAAAGGATGTAAAGCCTTCCGTGTTCTATTTCTACGAATCCTCTAATATCTTCGGCGGGTATGTCACGCAAAGCTTCATCCAGCCACCAACAAAAGGAGCAACCTGGACACGATTTCCTTTCTAATTTGTTGAGTCGGAAGTCGAGGGCCAACCCCCGCTTTGTCTGATAGCTTGAAACGCTTGCACGATAAACAGCTCCCTGACAAACACCCTTTTGCTCGGACGCTTGCTTAATTTCCATAACTCCCTCCTATTCTGTCGCCTCAAAGAAAGTTCCCATTCTCCGAGGAGGTTTCCAAGACCAAGGCCATTCAGGAATCGTTTTGCTCATCTCAAGATAATACATGACATTGATCTGGTCTCGTAAAGAATGATCGTTGGATACGCCTCTTTCGTGAATGATCTCTATTATACCCTCTTTTTTGTTAAACCACAACTCATTTTCTTGCAAGACATACCCGTTATTGACATTTTTGAATTCGGATTTACCTAGTTTGAAACCATGAAGTTCGATGTAATCTACAAAAGCCTTCTGTAGAATCTGTGGGGAAAGCCCAAAGTTATCATAAGGAATGTCAGAGGTTGACCTTGTGGATACATCAATCACCCAAGGAGGTTTCCTGTAGTCAGGTTCTCCGTTTGTGTTTCTCGGCATGATGATGTTGCCATACCTGCCGTAGATTACCCATGAGGCTGAGTCTACTGAATACCACGGATACTGGGCAATGATCTCAGGAACAGCCATCCCGAACCCGTGAAGTTTCTTGACAGGCTTATAGTCATTGCTCTCAGGACAGAGTTGGATGAACAGTTTCATAAGGTTCACCACAAGGGTGTTCTTTCCCTTGAATACAACTCCCCCTATTCCGAAGTAGTCGTATTCCATTGCCATATCGAAGAATCGTTTCGCTTCCCCGATATGATAGACGGGAAGGGGGGAAAGCCCCTGTCTCTCCATTTCCCTTTGATTTTCCCATGACTTAACAGGGTCACCCATAACATCGAGATTCACATAAACATCTAGCCATTGCTTGTTTTCGTGAATGAAGTCGATGTAGGATTGGAGGTCGATTACTTCCCCTCTCTTCCAAACGCTATATGCTCCAGAATCAAGCATTACATTCAAAGTCCGAATTCCCCCTTTCTCCTATTTAAAGTCCGCTACGAATAATTATGAGCAAAAAGCCCACGAACAAAACAAGAATCAACCAGTCATCTTCTTCCCCAGAGGTCATCCCTCCCCTCCTTTTTCCTGCTCCCGCAGGAAGTCGCAGATTAGTTGGCAGCGGACTTGCGGATGGGCACAACACCAACTGTACTGACCAAACTCGCTGTGTATGTACCCGACTAAGTGACAAAAGGATACGCCCAGGCGGTCACACAGCCACTTGGTCGGGTTAATGGAACACCGCTTAACAATTGTGTCCTCATGGTTCCCCTGGCCTAATCCTATGATCCTGTCGGCGTAGGGTTTCAAGATGTCATACATACCATTGACGGCATCATTGATGATGTCCTCCCCCTCGGAGGCATCACCCGATTTCCGGTAGCGTTTGACATCGGACACAATTATCATGTCCAGGAGGTCGCCCAGGCCGATGAAATAGGTCTTGTCATCGGCACAAGAAAGGAATTGTTTAAAGGCCCGGACATCGCAATGGCGGGACAGGTAGTGAACGTCGGCTATTGGTTTGAACCTGAAAACATCCCCCGGTTGGTAGGCGATCCTGAACGTCTCTGCTATTGTCTTCATTCTCCCCCCTGTTTTAAAAGGCTTGCGTAATGAATAATCTTGTCCATGTCCCTTTCATCAACGTTTTCCCTGTCCCGATTGCGAAATGCGTATTTAATGATCGAACATAACGCAAAATGCCGGAACATCCCCCCGGAAACATACAAGTCAATGGGCTCCACGTCCCCGGTCTTGTAGTGGTCGCTTCCAACCTTCTTATCCCACCGTATCGCCATTCACTCACCCCCGATCAGGTCAAGGATGTCGGATGCCGGAATCCACTTGTCGGTTTCGTGAACCCTCCACCCGGTTATAATCCGCAAGAATCCCTTGGGTATTTGCGTTTCTTGGATTAGATACCTCGCTCCCCGATCCTCCACCGGCCCCGTCCTCCACCGAAGGGGCTTAAGCATTGTTCCCCGCCCGTCAATAAACCCATCGTTATATCCATCCATGTAATCTCCGTCCTCGCTCATCCCTTCCCCTCCTGGTTCCTCAAAAGACCTTTCTTTAACTCTATCCAATCAGCCCTTCTAACACCACACTTTGAGCAAAACCACCCATCATCCCATTTATGACGGTCTTTACATAATTTTTTGAAATTATTTCCAAAATTAAGGTCCTCACCGTTATAATCAAACCAGATATTGAGCATATAAATTCCGCTTTCGTCTGGAAGATTCTTAAATGTAACCTCTCTCAATCCCCTACTATCAAAAAAGCTCATATCAAGAAGTGCTTCCCAATACGGAAAGGTTGCTTGCGTTTTCTCAGTTAATATTTTTACGGACTTAAACGATATACCCTTACCGATTCTTAATTTGTGTTCCGTATCGTAGCAGGGAACCAATTCGTCGTCTTCTATATCAACTGATAGAAACCAACTCCGTTGTTTAATTTTATCCAATTCAACCCACGGACCACCTTTTTCGAAATAGTGATTTTGTATGCTGAATATAAAATCCATGACTACTGCTCCTCCTGTTCCCGCAGAAAATCGCAGATGAGTTGGCAACGCTCGGCAACGGTCAACGCCCACCATTTATCTATGGTGTATCCTTTTGTGCCGTGGATATATTCACCAAAGGCGATATCGTATGGTTTACCCATCATGTTTTCATGGAGCCACCCGAAGTCCTCCCAGTTGTCAAAGGTGCGTTGCTGATGAAAGTTTTCGCAAAACCTTTCCCCACATTGGTAGCATTTTCCCTCCGCATCAATATACGGCGTATGCCAACACTCCCCACCCACTCGGTGAGGAATTTCCGGTCAGCGTCATTCATGGTCGGCCTCCTGTTCCTTGATCGCCCGAAGTAGTGCTTCGGGGAGGGAGTTGGTAAAAATCGGCCTACCCGATGGAGGGAACATTGCAACCCTATGAGGTTTTACCAGGGTACTAAGGTGCCATCTTTCCCAATCCACCATCGCCCATAGGCACCGTTCTGGACAATCTTCGTCCCAGACGGGAGCGATCCAGATAAACGGCCCCTTGCAGTTGGTGTTATTCATGTGGCTGATTGCGGTATCGTATGACCCACACTCCTCACAAAATATCTTGTCATACTCTGCCCACAACTCCCCCCTTCTCCCCTGCACCGCCTTGTATAATTCGATCATTTCAGGTGTCATGGGCGGTTCTCCTTCAGCTTACCGCCCTCATAATTGAACTCATAAGTGTCGTCCTGCCCCTCCCGGATGAGGCGCAAGGCTGCTTCGTGGCGTGTTTCTCCTGGATATACGTTTTTGACCGCCATCAGGAGCTCGTTGTATAATGCGTCCAGTCCTGCAAATCGACAATCTGGCGTATGACGTTCATCTAACCCACATTCGGGACACTTTGCGCTAATCCAGTATTCCACACTCATCCCTCCCCTCCTTTCTCCTGCTCCCGTGGCTGTTTCATCCATTGGCCGCATGTCTCGCATTGCCAGAAAATGAATAACCTATTTCGATAAGCCTCGATATACTTATGTATGCAATCATTCATGGTCGGCCTCCTGCTTCGGCCTTATCAATTTTACTAACCTGTCTGCGGCCATCTGTGCGTCGTGACTGCCATACTGGTGTCCGCACCGCCCGCACGGTACGTCTCCATCGACGATTGACGGTTTATTGGTTACGAAAAATAGGTGCGGATACCCCGACGCATGGGCCAGATCCTCCGTGCACCGACAACAATAAAGACATCCCTCAACCTTAAACGCCAGCACCTTCATGCCTTCTCTCCTTTCAGTTCCATCCACAGGTCGGTCAGGGCGTTGGGGAGGGTGTCGGCCACACGAACATCACACAGAGGTATTCCGTCGTGGTAGAATGGTTCGGCATACCAGTTTCCGTCGTTCATTCTGACCAAGCGTATGCGCTCGCCCCATTTGGCCGATGCTCTCATCAGGATAAGGCACTCCTCCACCAGCTCCGTCACAATGGGGGCAGCGGCGATAATGTCGAAGCTGTTGTAAAATTCAGATTGGCTATATTCCACCCAAGCCACATCAGCATGGTCCGTTACCCAGTAAAACTTGCTTTTCTCCTGCGGATACCCCGCCTCTTTCAGCCTTTTACACCTCTCCAAATTTGGAACGCGCTTTTTCATTTGACACCCAACTTTTCAAGAATCTGGTTTTCCTCACTTACAGACAAAGCCTTGATTTGGAATCGTCCTCTTCCCAAACTCTTTGTCACTTTGAAAGTCCCTTTGTCGGAAAAGATATGGGTCTGATACAACTGCTTGACTTCTACTCCTTTTCTGGATTCCTCCCGCATCTTTTCCCTCTGTTCAGCAATGCCGTCTAATTTCTCTTTCAAGGTTTCATTTGACATTTCCTGTTCCATAAGATTCCTCCCGTTTAATCAAAGTGTCGATTGCATATTCGGTGATAGCTTTGTCATCCCAAATGAAGGTGAAACGCAACTTGCTCATTACAAGCTTGTGGTAAGGAACCTGATAGTGAGACAGCCACCGCATTGTCAATCTCCTGTCTCGCTCAAACCTTGAAGTGAACAATACAATGCGGTAACCGAGGCGGTAGAGCTTCACCACCCTGTCTATGTTGTCAAGGTTAGGGGTTCTCTTTGCATAGGGAACACCTTTCGTTTCGTTGGTTAAAACTCCGTCAATGTCGATTGCTATTGTGGTTTTCATTCCTCCCCCAAAAAATAATCTAGGATTGTTTTCAAGGTATCCTGTTTTCTTTGTGGGTGCATTGACGATTTCGGATCTAAAGCCTCATAGCCATACGCTTGCATCAGTTTAAAATTGTTGAAGTACAGGTCAATGTCATTCACATGGAACGCTACCCATTTCCTAAAACAGGAAGGACACCTTCCACAGTAATGTTCTGTCGGGTGATAGCAAGAGGTGGTCTGAAGGAGCAGTTTTGCTCTTTCTTCTTTGGGGATTGAAACCATATCAGAAGTGAGAAACCATTTTACTACATCAGCTTTTGTCATGTCCCAAAACGGAGACAATACTTTGTAACGGATTACGCTGTTAGGGGCTAACCCATTGATTATTTCCGACATAATATTAAACGCTTTCGGAGTCTTGTCCTCCGCCCTGTCATCAGCAAGACCGGCAATCCAAACAACATTCCCGTATTTGATTGCCTGAATAGCAAGGAGGAGATTCCTGAGTGGAATGATTGCCTTCTCGCCTTCTTCCCGACTTCCAAGGTTCAGGGATTCGTCAATTATTATGTTGGGAATAAGTTTCTGAACAACCGCTTTCTCCTTTTCCGAATACTTTGACTTCAGATCAAAATAAACAGGAATATTATCTGACGGATGAGACTGCAACCAATGATACATAATAAAACTGTCAATTCCACCTGAGAACAATACAACATTTGTATCCATTTTTAGTCCCCCTTTATTGCTTTGATTCCCCGAATTGTTACATAAAAATACGGATTTCTTATTCCTTCTCTAACACTAAACATATTTGGATCGTCTGTCTCTGTCGAAACCTCAAGAATTTTATAGCTGCCATCCTTTACATTCTGAATAAGACTGTTCATAGATTCCAAAAAAGCTTTTCTTATTTCTGCTTCTGCGGAATCTTCCTGCTCAATCGCCCACATAAGCATTGCTAAATTAGCTACATCCACAAAATCACCTTTTGCAAGGTTTTTGTTAATTCGGTCTATGTACTCGTATTTAGAAATTTTTTCCCATCCTGAAAAACCCGCCTTATCCTTTTCTCGAAGGCGTTTTTCCATCTGCTTAACAAAGTCTTTGAAGTAACTAAGCAGGGCATCCATTTTACCCTCCTGTATGAACGTAGTCTGAGAACGGAACTTTTCCCATCAAGATTTCAAAGGTATCAAAGTGAGTGTTCCACAAACATCCTGGGCAAGTTTTCCTAACGATAGGTTTCCACAATTCTCTGAACTCTTCTTTCTTGTGGAAGAGATTTGTTATTGTGATGGGAGGAACCTCTCCATAAATTCTAGGCTGAAAGTCATCACAAGGGTAAACAAGACCGTCACAATCGACAGTCACCCAACCAGGAAATTGCGGATCAATCCCACAGTTCCAACTTTTGAACATCTCAACCCCTTGAATTTGCTGATTGACAAGGTATTGGATAAATTTCATAAAGGGCTTGCTTGCGTGGCAAAGGTATCCCTCTTCCTTCATTTTGATAATGGTATCAAGAACCTGACCGAATTTATCCCAACTCTTTATCAGGTAAGGTTCTCCCGTTCCCGAACATTTCGACCCCGGCTGATGTCTGTCGGGATGAAGGATGTCAAACAGGAACCAGATATTCTTTGCTGATAACTGTTCGATTGCTTTGGGCATCATTTCAAAGTTATGTTCACCAATTGTAGCGATTGCCGCTACATCACGATAGGGGCCGAGCGATTGAAACAGCTCAAGCAAGTGAAGGGCTTTCCTTGTTTTTATCTCGGCGTGTCTGTCACAGGCTTGGATGTCGTAGCTTACCGACAGGGATTTCGCACCCTTCTTGTATAGCATTTTGATCAGTTCTTCGGTGTGGGGAACAACCCCTGAAGTGATTACGGTTGTATGAATCCCAATATATTCAGCAAATCCAACAACTTCTGCTAAATCTTCAGGTCGGTCATACAAGGGTTCTGCTCCGTAGAAGGCCGCAAAGCGACAACCCAATGCCCGAAGATTTATCATCCCGTGCTTCCACTCATCGACAGACAGTTCGTTTGCTCTACCGTCTGCCATAGAGCAGTAGCTACACTTCAGAGGACATTGGCGGGTCCACAATATTTCGGCTTTTACAAGATCCATATCTTCTCCTAGTAAACTTGTTTGTTCACGAACACAGCGTTGCCATGTTCAGGTACTTCAGGTGTGATCGGCGTATATGCAACGAGGCGGTGAGAATATCTTAATAGATCAGCCAGATCGTCGAGCTTCCATTGTTTTTCATAGACATCAACTAGACTGGTTTCTGTGTAGATAAGAAGAATCTGGTTTAGAAGCTCTATTGGGGCTGCGGCAATAATGCTTCCTTCTGCTCCTTGGGTGTCTAAAATCAAAATCTTGGGGCATGATAATTTTTCTTCGGCTAAGACAGTAGCAAAGGTTCTGGTTTCTATTTTTATTGTTCCTTTTTCGGTAATTGATGGGAAAAGCCTTTTGTGTTCTCCCATTTTTAAAATAGATGAAGAAGCACCATCATTGTTAGTCAAGATTAGAGATGCTTGACCATCCATCGAATACAATGCTTTTTCTATTACCTTAACCCAAGGAAGCCTTGTAAATTTCTGTCGCAATCCTTCTGCCAAAGAAGGAATGGGTTCAAAGAGAACTAAGTCATCTATTTGTGGGAAAATCCACGAAAGAATCCCGTATTCATCAAACCTGTGGGCTCCTACTACCCACATTGAGTTTGCCCTTCTGACATCTGGGAATAGGGATGTTACCATTTTCCACAACTCTTCTTCAGACTGGTTGTAATAACCCATGTTACACCCCCGTGCTTACAGACAAGGAGATTAACTGCATGGCCTCAGACCTTGTTTTGTGGTCTTGAAAACCTCCATACAGCACAGATGTAGTCATGCCGGAGCGATTCCCGTTTTTAACGCCTCGGCATGACATACATCCGTGGACAGCCCTCATCACCAACATTGCCCCTTTAGGCTTAACCACCTCAATGAATCGGTTCACGATCTCCCTTCCTAGCCGTTCTTGTAATTGAGGTCTAGCGGCATAGTGATTGATAAGTCTTGATGGTTTAGAAGCCCCAACTAAAACTTCGTCAGGTATGTAAACGAACCAAGCAAGACCTGAGAATGGGAGGAAATGGTGTGAACAGGTCGATACATACGGAATGTTGTCAAACAGTACCATCCCGTAGTCAGAAATGTGAGGAGTGACGGGCTCCGAATCTATGTCGAAGCTCGTCAACTCTTCTGCTGGAAAATCCTTGCCCACATTCCTGAAAAACTCATTGCAATACATTCTTGCAATGCGTTCGGGTGTGTCTTCAAGGTTGGGATCAGTCAAATCTAATCCCAACCCCTCAGACAAAGCCTTCTCAAGGTAATGTTGGAGTAGGGGAAAATTACTTTTTAACTTTGAAGAATCCATCTTTTTCCACAATCTCAATGCCCATGTTTTTGAGATGCTGGATGTGACTTTTGACGCCAGGAACCGAACGACCCGTCTCCTTCGACAGGGATTCGTAGGTTCCGCCTTTAGCAAAGAGAGCATCGTCAAGAGCGGCCGCCTGAGAACCAAGCTTGTGACCGTAACGGGATTTCTCTTCCGGCTCCTTCGCCTTCTTCTCAGCCTTGGGTTTCGGCTCAGCCTTCTTCTTCGGAGTCGTCTTCGCTTTCGCTTTCGGGGTCGGCTCCTCTTCAGGCTCCGGCTCCTCTTCCGGTTCCTCTTCCGACTCAGGTTCCTCTTCCGGCTCCGTCGAAGCATCAGGATCAGCAAGGGAATTGTAGTAGTTGGCAAGTTCCTCGGGAACCAATTCCTCAAGTTCCTCGTTCTGCTCACAGAGAGAAACCACCTGATCTACTGCTCCGATGAAGTTCTTCGCAAGGTCGGCAACCTTGACCCCGACGAGTTTGAGTTTTCCGACAGAGCCGAATTCCTCTTTGTACTCGTCTACCATAGCGTTGAAAGCTTTGCACATTTCCTTCAGTTCGCCAGCATTGATGTTTTCGAGATCCATGATCTCCTCCTTTCGGATTGTTTTTTGTGTGCCTATATTTTTATTATAGCACACTTTTTCAAAAATCCATGCGAAGCATGAGATTTTTTACGCAAGACCCAAGCTTTTGTGAAGTTGCTGATAGACCACGCACCCTTTGGTTTCTTTCCCACCCCTGATAAGTCGAGTCGCTATAGATTGGGTCAGGTCATGGGAGGTTCCTGTGAATACATAAGTCGGGCGAACATGAAACATATCCATCTGTCGCTTGACTTCTATCGCTCTTTCATAATCCTCAATGTTGGTGCACACAAACTTGAAGATTGGTTCAGGCACTCCGGGGATTCTCTTGAAGAAATTATCCTTGCACATAGCATCTTCCATTCCTGATCCTGGAAGTTTGTAGTCAATCATGTGTTGGACAATAAAATCTGAAAATTCATAGACGGGAATCGAACCATTTGTTTCTATCCCGACTTCAATGTTTTCATCCCCTAACCGTTTGACTAGAGTATTGATGTCGCTCTTGTCTTGGAGAAGAGGCTCACCACCTGTCAGGATACAGAAGTCTACATCCATCTTTCTTACTCGGTTTGCTATTTCGATTGGATTAAGTTCTTCATATATCTTATCTGTTTGGGTATGGGGGGTGTCGCAGTAGGTACATCGGCATGGGCACCCGGAAAATCGAACAAAACCACATACTCTCCCCTGCATGAGGTGACAAGGTTCTCCTGAAATGGACTTGAAGATTTCATAGACTTTCATTCCACCCTCCTTCTATGTTTGGCACAGTTAAGTCTCGGAATCCCATTCCCTTGCCAATTGATCAGTCTTTCGTGGGTTGCTCCACAAATAGGACAAATACAAATTGTTTTCTTCTTTTTGGATTTGCGGGATGTCTCTGCATACGGTTTCTTTTTCTTTTTGCGTTTCTCTACCGTCGGTTCTATCACGGTCTCCCCTTTCTGTCAATCTTTTTTAATCTGTTAGAAAACACCGACAACATTCCATATTTTGAAAGTTTCGCAAAGCTTGTGGCCGTTTCCCACAACACGAGTTCTTCTAACCCTTTTACATGAGCATCAAACATCAATAGTTCCCAAAAACAAATCAACATATTTTCTGCTGTGGGGTTTGCAAAATAGTCATTTAAATAACTGTGATCAAATGGAGAAATAATAAACTCATTAACCACTTTCTTTAAGACAGAAAAATCGAGAACCATCCCTGTTTTTTTGTTCACTCTTTTTTTCACCGAAACATCAAGCATCCATTCATGGCCATGTAGGTTTTGGCAATCTCCTTCATAGCCAGGAAGAAGGTGTGCGGCTGCAAAAGTAAACCGTTTTCCCACAGTAATAAAGGGAAGTTTTTGTGCGGTATAATGTAAGGCCGAATGACATGGAACACACAAGGGTTCTAAGTTAGATGGAAGGAAGTTTTGTCGGTCTTCGTCAATATGATGGATATTTATTACTCCTTTCCCCCCACAATTAGAGCAGGTGGAAATATCCTCAAACAGAGAGAGAAATTTTCGATACTGCTCCTGAGCAATGGCTGAGATGGTGTGCTTTTCTGGTTTAAACTGGGGAGAAAGTTCTCCACAAACATTTTTCATTCCATTTATTCTATTGTTGTAAGTACCGCTATCCCATAATTTCTTTACTGATTTAGATATTTTTTTGCGGACTTCTTTTTTTCTAGCTGGATTCGCATCCCCCCTCTTCTTTCCTTTCTGGGCTTTCGATAAATTCTCGTAGTTTTCTTGGGACGAAAAAGCAGCCCCAGGATATTTTGCGGCATACGACTCTCTTGTTAGGTTGTGCTTTTTTAAGTGCTTGTGGGTAATTACTAAAAAAGATTTTCCACATTCTTTGCAAATAACCATGATAACCTCCTATTGTAAATCCTCCTCTATTACTAAGGAATCCAAGAACGCTTGCCCCGTCTTTAACTGTTGAAGAACCAAGCAAGACTCGTTCTCATAAAACTCTTTATGTCTGTGGGCTAACAGGTTGATCCTCATAATGCCGTTTCTTTTCTCTTCTGGTTTCTGATTCAAACCAAACATGAGATCCACATGAGCAACCTGTCCTACCCAACCCGCTACACTATCTTGTTCCGCTGAATTTGCCTTCAATGCCCCTCTCGTTACCTGACTTCCTGTGGCAACTAAAGCGTGGCGTTCCCCAGCTAGACCGCCTAGTGATTTCCATATGTCATCTAACTGAGAATATTCCTGCCCACCCCTCCTTTCAGGTCTGATGATTCCTGCGTAGTCAATGATAATAACGTCGGGAATGAACCCCTCCGTGTCCTCCAGTATGTCTAAATCCCTCTTTATGTCGCTTACTGTCGCTGAAAATCGTGGATAGGTCTTGATCCGCAGATTCCCTCCGAAGTATTTGACAAATTCATTGGACATTTCTCGGACTGTGTGCAATGTAAACTGCGGTCTCTTCAAAGTTTCAAACCACACAGCCGGAATGTAATCCGAATTTAGCCCTCGGCAGATCGCACAAGGTTTGTACTGTAAGGTGGGGGAGTAAACGGGAATAGCTCCGTCTGAATCAACAAGGGGTACTCGGCTAACCCTTGATGGTTTCATGCAGGAACCATCTTGAGATGCTTTACAGTCAAAAACAGGATAGATGAAGTTGGTTTCCTCTTCATCCCCTGCCCCCATCAACCGTTTGTAAAGCCGTGTGTTCAAGGAAGATTTCTTCATTTCCAATGATATGAAGGCAACTCGGAGATTGCTCAACAAGGCTTGGACTGCTATCTCCTGAAGATACCAAGTCTTGCCTCTCTTGAATCCTCCTACTACTGAAACGAGCCAACCCCTTTCAAGCGGGCCCAGGAATTGCCCCAACTGACCAGGAAACTGAAACAGGGTTTCGTTCTTATTCTCAAAGGTATCCAAAATAATATCAGAATCAAACGGATCATACCACCCTGAGATTATTTTAGCTACCTTTTTATAACCCAAAAGAACGCTTTCTGCCTCATCCACATTCTCAGTTTCGGCTAATCTGCTTACGCTTTCAGAGACAAGTTGGAGTTCCCTCTTCTTGAAGTAGGCTAACGCTTGGTCAATGTAGTAATCTTCGTTGATATGTGGAGCCTTTTCATACTCCCGGGAAAGTTTTGCAAGAAACTTTTCCGTCAATACGATTTGATCTTCCTCCAAATTCGACCGCTTCGATTCAAAAATGTCTTGGATGTGAAGTTGCGGTGCCTTCTCATAGTGCTGATAATACTCAATAGCCCACCGACTGACATCTCTTGCCAACTGACTTGTAAAATAGGTTGCTTCATAGCACGGATAGATTGCTGTAATGAATCTGTCGGAGACAATTAGACCTGTTACTATCCGTTCTTCTAATCCTGTCTGAACAGATCGTCTAACTATCCGACCTGTCATATATGCCACCTAGTTGTTTGTGCTGACATTACCATCCCCTCCGATACAAGATATTGTGGAAGCCTTCGTGTAAATGTATCGTCACTACAAAAGACACCAGGAGAAATCGGCTGACCGTTGAACTCTCTGGTAACAGCATTGAAAAGAATCTCCGCAAGTTTTGAATCATTCAGCAAGTGTCGGTTTATCAGCTTGTGATTGTTATCCTTCATAAATTTCCGAAGGCGTTCCCCTACCATTATGAACTTTCGTCTTTGCCCGATAGTTATCTCACCTGACAGCAAACCTCCCATATATTTATTTTTGTACAAGGAAACGATTTTCTTAGTAATTTCAGGATTGGGGTCTTCAAGAGTTTCGTGGGCGGGCCGAATATATTCTGGTTCATTTTCAAAACAATGAATGAAATAGGATAATATATCTCCTTTGGCAAAGGAATTATAGAGGAATGCCAAAGGCTTCATGTTCCTGAGAAATTCCTTATAGGGAGACCGTTCAGGTTTGAAGTTTTTGTCTGTAGCCATCCTAGCAAAATTTCGGATCGCCTGTTTTATTTCTTCTTCTGAGAAAGCACGGTTCCTGTATTTATCTATTTTTGTGGAATTGAAGAATTTCCCTTTAAGCAAGGAAGCAATGGCATCATAAGTCTTCTGCAAGGATTTTGTTCCTTCTTTATACCCAGGAAGATCGCATAATATCCAAAATTCATACAAGGCTAATACAAGAGGTGATGGCTTTTTTTGCTTTTTAGGTGGAGGTGCATCCTCTACAGGTCGGTCTAACAAAGACTTCTTTAAACCTTTTCTTCTTACTAATTTCTTTTTCTTTGGCATCGACGGAGTCGATTCTACTTTTTTAGATTTATCTAAAAAAGTTTTTTGATTCATTTCTTGATTCATATTCTGTACGCAGGCGGTTGCGTGTGGGTACGCACGGTCTTGCGTAGAATTTGTGCGGGTTTCCGTATAGTTATCTGAGGAGTCTGCGCGGTTTTCCGCATCCCCCTTCTCATGCTTTTTGCGGTTTTTGAGGATAGTCGGATAGAGGAAATCGTCTTTTAGGAAGAAGTAATTTGTGCCACTTCTGTCACCGTATTCATTGTATCTTGGTTCCCAGTCGATGAATCCCAATTCTTTAAGTTGAAGGAGCAAGTACTGTATCTGACGGACTGACAGCCCCATCTCCTTTGCTAATGTCTTTTGTGATGAAA